AAGAGAAATAAGCAATGCAGCCTCACTGTGTTCATACTTCTTATTGAAGAGAACAGATTTTTGGGGGACGTAATAAGAAAAGTAAACTAATTGAAGATCGTCAGCTTCCAGTTGACAATTTTTAATAAAGATGCTATTCTTAACAATGAAGTGCTTGCGAAGGGACCTAAGTTCCTTACTGCGTTTATGTTTCTTTACACAATCAACATCAAAGATATACTGACACATGAATTTGTGCTGTAATTTTAACGTTGATGGTAAAGGTCCTTTTCGCGACGCATGGACTAAAACATTGATCCTATCACGTGTTTGTCTAAGTTTATCGAGAAGTTCTGGAGATGCTTGATTTTGCTCTAATAAAATTGTTAACTTATTAGTTGTAATGATCACATCTTGGAAACTCTCAATCGGCCCAAAGTCAAAAGAGACAATGTAACCGTGATCATCTGAGTAGAAATACCCACATGATTCCCTGAAAAATGAATTGACGAAAGTCTTTTTCATATTTGGAGAAAAACCTAATAGACTAACACTCTTCAAGAAGTACTCGGCCTTATCATTTGGAATAATTACATCATCCCCATACACCCTTACAAAAGGACTGTATGTTGATGCCACTGCGTAAAGCAGCATTGTCATTACTTCAAAAGTGAACCCGTTACCCATAGAGGATAACATATTAGGTTCGTATAAGTCGTTTCCTATTTCAACGTATGAAGATCTATATTTAAATAGAAGATCGGAAACTTGTTTGGGAAACAAGGCAGCAATTGCTTTGTGCATTACGCTATTCGACGCATTCGAGAAATCGATTGTGGCGAATCTATTATCCTTGATCATCAGACCATGAAGGTATTGAGCAGAATGCTCAATTTTGTTTATACCTAAAAGGTCAGTGGAGTCATGAATAATAAAATTCCCTAAATCATTACCACGGCGTTTAAATCGCTTAAGAAATTCTTGAGCGACGGCGCGTTGGAGGATGATGGGAAACAAAGCTTCAACATTGATAGTGCGGTCTTCATCAGTATTCTTCGGCACAGAAGTAAGTCTCGATCCATCTATGATGGTGAGGACTCTATCTTTTAAAAGCCAAGAGAATATACTGTAACCAATATCGGGTGAATGTCGAAAACGAAAATATAATTTTCGCTTTTCTTCCCTACTGATATGACCAATGTGTTGACGTGCAAATTTCTTAAATGCGCGATTCTGGTAAACGAATTCACAGGTATCCTCTACACAATTATACGTAGTGGTCCAG